AGCAAATCCCGAAAACACAGCGTTCGTATCTTTTTAAGGCTGTGCGGAAATCGCAGCAAGAAGCAGAGCGTCTGATGAAGACGATGGCTCCAAGCGGTCGGTTTGCAAGCATGATCTACACGCAGGCAGAGCGTACCCAATATGGCATTCGAGCATCTGTCGAGGCGGCACCAAGCAATATTCCAGATCAGGTCAAAGCATTGTCTGTTGAGTTTGGTAGATCAAACAGCGGTGTGCGTCGTCAACCTGACATCGATGGTGAAGCAGATCGCGGCACAACGGATGCGTTTCCATATGTGCGCCGTACCGCTGCGATCATTGCTAGAAAACATAAAGGCCGTATCACCCGCGCAATGAATAAGGCTGCAAAAGAGGTTGGTTTTAAATGAGCAACGGTTTTGCGCTGGAAGTGCAGAAGGGTGTCCGTGCGACACTGCTTGCTGCCACTGCTGTTACGGATTTGGTTTCGACAAGAATTTATGACGAACCGCCAACGCCCGTGACCTATCCATTCATTCGTTTCGGCAACATTACTCCGAATGCGGACGACACTGACGGTAGCCTAGGTGCAGAAGTCAGTTTTGAAATTGAGGCGTTTACCCAAACGACAGGGCGGGTGGAGGCCACTCAGATTGCAGAGGCTGTTCGTGCGGCACTGCATAGACAAGAAGGCAGCGTCACTCTGACGGGTTTTAACCTAATTGAGATGCGCTGTGAAAATTACGTGGTTGTCAGAAATGCAGATGAGCGAGGGCATCGTGCCAGCGTCATCCTGACAGCTATGTTGGAAATCGCCTAACGTCGAAAGGAAACGGAAATGGCTAAACAACTTGGACGCGCGTTCCTTCTCAAAATTGGAGACGGCGCAGGCAGCGAAGTGTTTTCTGCATTGGCAGGAATTAACTCTAAGACGCTGACAATTAACAACTCATCAATCGATGTTACGACGCCTGACGCATCTTCGCCTGGCGGTGCTTTATGGTCAGCGTCACTTAACGGATTGAAACAGGTCGCTCTATCAGGTGACGGTGTATTTTTGGACGAAACAGCGGAAGCGCGGTTAAATACAGTCGCAATGCAAGCTGATCCCGTTGCAAACTTTGAGATCGTTGTTCCTGACTTTGGCACCTATGCAGGTGAGTTCCGCGTCACGTCGCTTGAATTTGGCGGTGAGACAGAGGGCGGTGTTACGTTTTCGACAAGTCTTGAAAGCAACGGCGCGGTAACCTTTACGGCTGCTTAAAATGTCGGGGGTGCTTTCGCCATCTTAGCCATACGTTGCTTTAATTCGTTTTCTATTTTGTTAGCTTCGTACGGCTTCATCTTTTTCCACTTGGCACTTTCAGCGCGAGTGCGGCCACAGCCAATGCACCAGCCGCTTGGGCCAGTAAATTGACAGATGTCTACACATGGACTTTTACGTTTTTTCATGTGCGGCAACCTAACTAACTAAAACCAAAGGTCAACTTAATGGCAATTACAGCAAGGGCACTGCGTGGTGGTAACGTTTACGGCTGCCTAGTGTGCAACATATTTCATCATCGCTAAAAAATGTCGCTTAAATTTTTTGCGAAACCAATCAGGGCGAAAAGCAAGCAATGAGATATGTTGCACGATGAAAATTAAAAAGCCTATCTGGTCTTAGGTTAGCATTATCCCTGTTAACTTATCTCCGATTAGCCGCTTTTAGTCCAAGCGGTTTATCAACTCTCATCGGACACCTCCTAATGTCCAAAACACTGAGCCACTGCTTTCTCCTGTCAGCAGTGGTTTTTTTATGGAAGCAACCTTACATGGCTATCACAGCAAAGGCTCCACGAGGCGGCATCGTCGAGGAAATTGACGGCGTCAGCTACACATTTCTGTTACGAAGTCGTGAGATTGAGAGATACGAAGACTTGCACAGAGGTATTTTTGATGTCTGGGACGGATTTTTTGGTAGAGGTCAAAAGCCTACGTCATCTGAAGTTAAAGACATCGTGGCTTTGGCTCTCGTTGGTGGTGGCAAGACGGACACGGACGCTGATCGCATCGTTGAAAAAGCAACCCCAGCGGATTTATTTCGGTTCTATGAAATTGCTCAAGCGGCACTCGGCGTAGCATTCATGCCCGATGCCTTTGATGAGGCGGAACTCAAAAAAAAAGAACAACAACAGGACGGCGACAGCGTCGTCTTGATGTAAGAAAGATTATCGCAAACGGTATCGTAACTGGCCTCAAACCAAATGAGATCAGGGACATGATCCCGCGCGATGTATTCCTTGTGTTTGAGGGTTGGCAAAACGCGCACAGTCCCGACAAAGCAGGCGCAAAAGCACCCACAATCGATGAAGCCCGTGAACTAGCTCAGAGGTACGCGTAATGGCGATCACAGCGCAAGAATTGAACGTCATACTTTCGGCGCGAGATAAGCAGTTTACGCAGGCCATGGAGCGCAATCAGCGTCGTGTGGAGAGGTTCACTGCTAAGACGACGAAAGACTTAAGCCGCACGACAAAAGCCTTTAACAGCATGGGCCGTGCCGCGCGGTCTTTGGGGCCAATACTTGCAGGTTTAGTTTCTGTGCAAGCTGTCAGAACATCCGCTGATTTTGCAGTGCAGATTGGTCGTTTGTCACAAGTCGCAAACGCAAGCACAACAGAGTTCCAAAAGTTTGCACAAGCTGCCCGTACCGTGGGGTTGGAGCAAGACAAAGTCGCAGACATCTTAAAAGACGTGAATGACCGCGTTGGTGACTTTCTGGCCACTGGTGGTGGTCCAATGAAAGACTTCTTTGAAAATGTTGCGCCTCTTGTCGGTGTAACTGCAGAGAATTTCCGAAACCTGTCTGGGCCACAAGCGTTACAGTTATACGTGGATACCTTGCAAAAGGCGGGTGCCAGCCAACAAGACTTTACATTTTATCTGGAGGCCATGGCTTCAGACACGACTGCGCTGCTGCCACTCTTGAAGGATCAAGGGGCGGTGATGCGTCAGCTTGGGACTGAAGCGGAGCGCACAGGCAGGATCATCAACGAAGACGCTGTCACAGCTGCTGTTAATTACACCAACAAAGCGCAGGCATTAAACGACGCACTTAAAGTCCAGTTGCTAGAAACGATATACAGCTTGGAAGCTGAGTTGCTCGTCTTGAAGGAATTTATAACGGATTACGGTTTGCCAGCATTTGAAGCCTTAGTGCAAGCCGCCGCTGCCAGCGCGGGCATGATTAACAACGTTGTTGAGGCAATTCAAAAGCTAAAAAACATGGGTGCTGAAGCTTTATCCAACACAGTCGAAGATGACGTGAAGGATATGGAGCAAAGGATAAATGCCTTAGTTGAGCGCAGAAGGTATTTTCAAGAGCGTTTAACTCAAACTTTAGATGGCCGTGATCCATCGGTTCTTGAGGGCAAAGACTTAGAGAGGCTCGAGGCTTACACCGCAGAGATTGCTGGCCTAAATCAAAAAATAATGATGCTGAATATTGCGCTTGAGGCTGCGAAGAAGGCGTTGAAGGGCGTTAATGAAGAAATGGATGACGCCACGCCGCCTTTGAAAACAACGGTTGATGAAGGAAACGCCACAGGCACAACGAACAATTTACCACGTGGTCTTCCAAGCCCCTCAGATATTCAAGAGGCAACCGAAGAATTTAAACTCATGGGCGATGCAATGGACGACCTCGATAGCATTGCAGGCACATTAGAAACCTCTTTGGAAAACGTATTCATGTCAGCCATTGATGGTGCGGACAGCTTTAAGGATACCGTTCGACAAACGGCTGTTTCTGTTGTGCGCGAACTTTACCGCGTCCTAGTTGTTCAGCGCATGGTTAACGCAGCGATGGGCTTCTTTGGCGTATCTCCTGCGCCGACGGGTGGTGGCGGTGGTGGTCGAGCTGCAGGTGGTCCTGTGGAAGCGGGGCGTGCATATACAGTTGGTGAGCATGGTCGTGAGCTATTTGTTCCATCCTCTGCTGGTCGCATCTTATCTGTACCTCAAGCCAAGGCAGCAATGGGCGGTGGCGACGGTGTCGTTGTTCATCAGACGATCAATGTCACAACAGGCGTGCAGCAAACCGTGCGCAATGAAATCCAATCTCTGATGCCGCAAATTGCAGAAAGCGCAAAGACTGCAGTGGCAGATGCACGGCAGCGTGGCGGATCGTATCGGAGGGCATTTAGCTGATGGCGATTACCTATCCGATCTCTATGCCAACAGGCAGCGCAATTCGCTCTGTAACCTTTACCGCGCAAAACGCTGTGGCTTATTCACGATCCCCATTCACATTTTCAGGTCAGGTGCACGCTTACTCTGGTGAAATGTGGACTGCCGACATCGCGTTAAAACCCATGGCAGAGGGGGATGCAGAGGCTTGGAGCGCGTTTCTGACGAGCCTTCGCGGCCAGTTTGGAACCTTTTACCTTGGCAACCCGTTTCGCAACACACTGCGCAGCGCAAACGCACCAACTTCGGTTACGATTTCTGGTGCGGCTGGTGCAAGAAGCGTGACTGTTGCGATGACTGGAACACTGTTAGCTGGCGATTACTTTCAGCTAGGCTCTGGCGCGACCGCAAGGCTGTACAAGGTGCTACAAGATCAAACAGATGGCGGCACACTAGAGATATGGCCGTCACTTCGTGCCACCGCATCCTCCGCATCAGCAGCGATAAACAGCCCCGTCGGTGCATTTAGGTTGGCGTCCAATCAAACATCGTGGTCGGTGAATAACCTAGCACACTACGGGATCAGCTTTGGGGCTATGGAAGCGATATGAGCAGAACCATAAACACATCACTGCTGAATGATCTGTATTTAAACGATGATCCAACGGGTGATCTTAAAGACATAGAACCGTTCTACGCCGTTGAGTTATTGTTTGATGACACGGATGGCGACCAATACACGGATGCTGGATACACTGGTGATCGTGCTTTGCGTCTTTGGACAGGGGTGGGTAGCCGATCAATCAGCTCAGAAACCTTTCTAGGTACGGGCAGCGTGCTGCAAATCTCTGGCTTGGAAGAGGTCGCTGATCTGAGCGCAAAGGGCGCAACGCTTACCCTGAGTGGCTTGGATAGCAATATTGTAAGTCTTGCAATCACTGAGGAATACCAAGGGCGATTGGGCAAGGTTTACTGGGGCGTCAAAGAAAACGCGAATGTCGTTGAGTTGTTTTCAGGCTTCATGGATAAGATGACGATACAAGATGACGGTGAAACATCAACGATCACACTCACGCTAGAAAGTAAGTTAGTTACCTTAGAACGCGCCAATATCCGTCGATACACCGACAAGTCTCACAAAGCGGTCATCGTCACAGAAGATTATAACGAAAGCACCGATACCTTTTTTAAATGGGTTGCCAAACTTGCAGATCGTCAGATCGCTTGGGGCCAGAAAGCTGATTAGGCGACACCGTCTCAAGGGAAAAATTTACAGTATGGAGGTAAAATGATCGGTGCCGCCCATAGTGTAGTTAAAACAGCATAATACATGCCAAAACTTAATCAGCCTGATTTTGAGGCTTTAAACACGTACATTGCGGAGGTGCGTGACACACCGTTTCAATGGCATCTGTTTGACTGCTTCATGTTCACAAATACCGCGTTCCAGCGCATGTACGGTGAAGGCTGGGCGGATGATTGGGCGGGCAAATACATCAGTGATATGGGTCTGTATAAGACAAAATCACAGCTCATAAAAACGTTTGGTTACAATTCTCTAGAAAGTGCGATTGATGCAAAACTTAAACGTATCAATCATGTACCGCCGCGCGGGTCTTTGGTCACAGCCTTAGCTCCGCGACGTTGGGCTATTGACCGTGCCTTGGGCATATCTATCGGAACAAAAGCAGCATTCCTTGGCAAAAGCAGACTGATCTTTCTGCCAATCCAAAAGATAGAGAATGCTTGGGTGAAAACATGAAAGACAGCTTATATAATCCGCTTTCACCCACACGCCACGCGCGATGGGATAATGCGCCAAGAATGGAAGCGGTAGCTCAGTTTTTAATTAAACAGGGCGTCAATAAGATCATCGCTTACACTTTGGCCTATGTCGGTACGACGCTTGTTACGGGATATGTAATTGAAGCCTTATCGCCAAAGATGGGTGATATAGGCGGTTCGCGGGGTCTACTTACCAACACACGCCAAGCGGATGCACCGCAAGAGATCGTTTACGGTGAGGTTCGTAAGGGCGGCGTCATCACTTACATGGAGGCCACAGGCACCGATAACGAATACCTGCACATGATCATTTCGCTCGCGGGTCATGAGATCAATTCGTTTGAGGCATACTACCTAAATGATCAGGAAGTCACACTTGATGCCAACGGATTTGTGACCGAAAGCGAGTGGATCGCTGACAGTGATAAAAAGGTTCTGATAAAGCCATTCACTGGGTCGCCTACGCAGAACGTATATACAACCCTGAACGCTTTAACCGACGGACCGACGTGGGCAGGAAAAGAAACAGGTGATGACACAAACTTCCGTGGCCAAGGTATCGCCTGTTTGTACGTGCGTCTGCGCTATGACCAAGACGTCTTTGCGCAAGGCATTCCGCTTATCACAGTAAAGATTAAAGGGAAAAAGGTTTATGACCCTAGGAATAGCACCACTGCTTATAGTTCCAACGCTGCTCTCTGTGTTCGTGATTATCTTACTGCTAGGTACGGATTAAATAGCGATGGTGATATTGACGATACGGCGTTACAAGCTGCTGCAAATGTCTGTGATGAAACCGTAACGCTATCGGCTGGTGGTACGGAAAAACGGTATGAGATGCATGGCGCACTGAGCCTAGCTGAACCACCCAGCGCAATCCTGTCAAAGATGATGACCAGCCTGAATGGCAATCTGTTCTGGGGGCAGGGCAAGTGGATATTGAAGGCAGGCGATTACACCACAAGTGTTGAAACCTTTACGCTGGATGACTTACGCGGACCGATAAACTTAGACACCAAGCATTCACGCCGCGATAACTTTAACGTTGTGCGCGGGTTGTTTGTTTCTGCAGCTGATGATTATGTCCGCGCTGACTACCCTGAAATTAGAAGTACGACATTTATTGCGGATGATGGCGGGTATGAAAACGCGCTTGATCTTGAGCTACCACTGACAACGTCATCAACTATGGCGCAGCGGCTGGCAAAGATGACGTTGTTCCGCTCCAGAGAACAGATGACGCTATCCGCCGATTTCTCCATGCGAGCATTTGACGTGCAGGTTGGTGACACAGTTGCTCTTACTATTCCGCGCTACGGGTTTAGTGCCAAAGAGTTTGAGGTTGTTGGTTGGAACTTCAAAAACGATCAAGACAGTGGGGGCCAAACTGTTGGTCTTACGCTGCGCGAGACGTCTTTTGCTGCGTTTGATTGGAATGCTGAAGAAGAGGAGCTGAAACTTAACGACAGCACACTTCCTGATTTCATTCAAAACGGCACTGATGGCTCTTCTATCGTTGCTGTTTATGCAAGTGACGCAAACGGTTCTAACAAAAGTTATACGTCGTCAGCGAACCTGACCTTTGTTCTCTATTACCAATACGATGGCACCTCGCTACCTGACATCAGCACAATTACAGGTACTTGGGTAAAGTTTGTCGGAGACGATGGGACTGATGGCACCGATGGTGTAGATGGCACAAACGGAACCAATGGCTCTAACGGTTCGAACGGATCGCGCCATGCTGTTCGTCGGTACTACCAAGAGGCATCGAGCACACCAAGCGTTAGCGGGTTAGCAAGTAGTGTCTCATACAACTGGTCAACGGGAGCCGCGACGTCTTCCTATGGTAGCTGGTCGCTTGCGTCACCAACGGTCGATGCTGCTGGATCAAATAGCTATTATTATTCAGACGTCATCTTTGTTGACCCAACAGGTTCTGCAGCCAGTTCCAACGGGTCTAGCGCATCAAGCGCAACAAAACTGTTTAACTTTAATGGTCTGGTCACTTTTACCAATACGAGCGGCTCAACGACGCTGAATGATGCTCTTGCCGATAGCGCAACCATCATTGACGGTGGTCAGATCACAACAGGCACGGTCAACGCGGACAGTATAAAAATTGATAATGTCACGCTGGATACTAACGCCAGCAATCAATTGATCATTAAGACAGCAGGTGTTGATACAACACAAATCGCTGCGAACGCTTTGTCTGAAAGTGGTTCGGCTTATACTGCATCAGCCTCTGTTACTACGTCTGGCGGTAATGCGGTTTCTACATCTGTAAGTGCAGTATTTAGTGAACGCTTTTTAGTTATCGGGCGGATTGCTCGCATTTCAACCACCACAGCCAGTCACTATTTGGACAGCGCAATTTTGTATCTAAACAACCAATCAACGGCATATCTTTACGACATCAACTCAGGCACATCATCAAACATTAAGGGCGGTGTGACTATAGCAGGTGTGATCACTGCAAACACAACAGGCAGCCTTACAGCGCGGCTGCACTTGCAATCGGCGGGTGGCACCATCACGGCGCACAATATTGTCATAAATCTGATTAGGCTTAAAAAATGAGAAGTTACGTTGTTCATAATGCTGATGGCAACATTTTGCGGGCAGGGGTTACAGACAGCGACGTTGCGCAAGCCTTTTCTGGTGAGTTTGAGATTGAGTGTGATTGGCCTGCTGACCTCGAGAATTACACTGTGGTTGACGGTGCACTAAGTCGGAAGCCACAAGCAGACATAGACGCGGCTGCAGCCTCCCAAGCATGGCATAAACTTAGGAGCCTAAGAGACACATTGCTGCAAGCCTCAGATTGGACGCAATCAATCGATAGCCCACTTAACAATGAGCAAAAGCAATTATGGCGAACGTATCGTCAGGCACTGCGCGATCTTCCGTCATCCACCACTGATCCAAGCAATCCAACTTGGCCAGATAAACCTTAACCAAAACCACAACAGATTTTAACAGCCGTTCAGTTTGAGCGGTTTTTTTTGTGCTTGCTGCAAAAGGAGAAATACCATGGCAACACTCAATGATCGCGTATTCGACAATGGTCTAACCATTCTAGATACCGAAGCAAATCGCATCGATGTTACATCTCAGGAAGCAGCATCGTACACGGAAGCCACGTCGACTTATACGCTTGGTAACTCCACATCGCTTTCGATTGGCGTACCAGCAGATCGCTCAGGCGGTGGTCGTGAAGTGACTGTCGCTGCTATCTCAGATGGCTCTATCAGCGGCACAGGAACTGCAACGCACTATGCGATTGTAGACACCTCTAACAGCCGTTTGCTTGCGACTGGTACGCTTTCAGCGTCTCAGTCAGTGACTTCTGGCAACACCTTCACTCTGGCTTCGTTCACTATCGGTATTCCTGATCCGTCATAAACCGTAATTAAACGAAGGGGCTAGGCCATGGTCACGCACGCAAACCGCGCCAAAATGTCAACGGCGACAACGGGTACAGGGACAATCACACTTGGTTCAGCAGTAGATGGGTATCAAGCCTTTTCTGCTGCTGGCATCTCTAACGGTGATACAGTTCGCTACACGATTGAAGATGGTGACAACTGGGAAATAGGGACTGGAACTTATACTGCCTCTGGCACAACGCTCACGCGCTCTGTGACTGAAAGCAGTAACTCTGGATCAGCTATAAACTTGTCAGGTGAAGCCTCTGTTTTTTTAACCTTGGCGGCGCAAGATTTAAGCCCAACAGTCACGCTTACTGGGGCAGTAACGGGGTCAGGAACGCTAACTGATCTTGGTGATGTTTCCATATCTACAACTGCAACCGCTGATCCCACGATCACACTGACAGGTGCGGTCACAGGTTCAGGTACGATGACCAACTTGGGCAACGTGTCGATAGCTACAACTGCTACTGCCGATCCCACGCTTACGCTATCTGGCGATGCATCTGGTTCAGCTACGTTTACCAATCTTGGAAATGCCACGCTGACCGTTACGGTAGCAGACGATAGCCACAACCACGTTATCAGCAACATTGATGGATTGCAGACTGCGCTAGATGCCAAATTGGCAAGTTCGTCTTACACCGCATCAGATGTGCTTACTAAGATCAAAACGGTTGACGGCTCTGGTTCTGGCCTAGATGCTGATACTGTTGATGGCATTCAGGCAAGCAGCTTTGTTCGCAGTGATGCAAGCGATACAATGTCTGGAACTTACACGATTACAGGCGATCTGACTATCAGCGGTGGTGACATCACATTAGGTGGTACAGGCCGCATTCAGGGCATCGATACAGTGAGTTCGGGAACTGATGCAGCCAACAAAACATATGTTGATAATGCTGTAGGCGGAATATCTGCTGCACCTTCGATGACTTTAACGGA